CCGAGCCGGAGCAGCCGGACACCGAGCCGGAGCAGCCGGCCGACCCGACGCCACCGCGCAAGCGGACGGCGACACCGAAGGCGCCGACCCGCACCAGCTGAGCCGGCCGCGGCCGCGCCCCGATCCGACCAACCAGTAGGGGAGGGGAGCGGTCGTGGCCGTGACCATCGCAGAGCTCGCCGAGCACATGCAGCAGCCGGTGCCCACCGAGCTGGCCAAGGTCGCCGAGATGCAGCGCATGCTCGACGCCGCGCTGGAGCGGGTCACCGCCGAGTGCGGCACCGCGGCGACGGGACGCTCCGTCGTCCCGGTGGTCTCCACCGGTGGGCCGCAGCTGCTGCTGCCGGTCGTGCGCGCCGAGGCCGTCACGGCCGTGGTCGACCCCGACGGCCGCGCGGTCGTCCCGCTGGCCGCCGACCCGTTCACCGGCATCGTCGAGGTGCCCGCCGGGCGGCGCGGCACCTGGCGCGTCACCGTCACCTTCGGCGCCGTGCCGGCCAGCCTGGAGCTGGCCGCCCTGATCATCGCCGCGCACCTGTACGGGACCCAGCGGAACGCCGGCGCCAGCCGCGGCGGCCCGGTCGCCAGCCAGGGCGCGGCGCCGTCCGGCTTCGCCATCCCCAACCGGGCCGCGGCCCTGATGGACCCCTACCGCCTTCCGGGGATCGCGTGAGCTCGCCGGCGGCGGCGATGGCCTCCCCGGTGGTGGCCGCGCTCGCCGCGGTCGCGGCCGCGGCGATGACCGGCCCGCTGGGCGACGTCGTCGTTCTGGACTCGATCGACGAGCAGCAGGCCTTCGCCGTCCGGTCGCTGACCATCGCCGGCCGGTTCGACGAGGAGATCGGCCTCAGCGGCATCGAGGCCGTCCTCGTCACCACCGACGAGCGCGGCGCCGGCCGCCGGATCGTGGAGACCACCGCGGTCACCTGCGTGGCCTACGCCGGGGGAGGGGAGCGCAACCTGCCCGGCTACCGGGCGCAGGTCGCCGCCATCCTCACCGCCCTGCGCGGCGCGCTGCGCCAGCTGACCGACGTCGACGGCGTCCCGGCCCGCGCCCAGCTGGGCGACCAGAGCTGGCTGCAGCTGCGCGCCGAAGAGGGCGAAGGCGTCATCGTCGAGTTCACCGTGCTGGTCACCAGCCTGCCCTGAGCGGAGGTGCGTCGGTGAGCGCACCGCTGAGCGGCACGATCGGGCAGTCCATGGGCAGCGACCAGATGGCCCAGCTGGCCCGCGACCTGCACCGCATGGGCCCGAAGGGGCGCCGCGCGCTCCGCCGACGGATGAAGCCCCTCGGCGCCCCGCTGCTGGCCGACGCCCGCAGCCGCGCCTCCTGGTCCACCCGGATTCCCGACGCGATCAGCGTCCAGCCCATCGCCGACGAGAACCGCGTCCGGCTCGGCGTGCAGCTGCGCGTCTCGGTGCAGAAGGCGCCGCACGCCCGGGCCTACGAGGGCCTCAGCAACCAGGGGAACGTCGGCTACTGGCGGCATCCGCTGTTCGGTGACACCGACCGCTGGTACCGGCAGAAGACCCGCCCCTTCGCCGTGACCGCCGTGCTGGCCAAGGCCGCCGCAACCCGCGAAGCGTTGCTCGGCGCCTACGAAGACGCCGCCCGCGAGGCCGGCTTCCGCTGATCCAGCAGCACCCCACCTCCCCGTCGACTGCTCAGAACTGAGCAGTCGGCCCGTCACCCCGGGAGGTGCGCTGTGCCGCTGATCTCCGCCCACCACCCCGTCTACGGGACCTGCCTGATCCCCGAGAGCCGGCTGCGGCTGCGCCCGGGGGAGTGGACACCCACCTTCGCCCCGGCCGAGCACACCGCCCGCGCCGTGATCGCCCACCTGCGCGCCTGCGCGCCGGACGAGCGCGACCGCGTGCTGGCCCTCGAGCGCGCCGCCGCCAGGCCCCGCAAGACCGTCCTGGCCCTCGCCCGCCATCAGACCCCGGTCGCCGTCGGCGCCGGTGCCACCACCACGGCCGGGGACGTCCCGGCCGAGACTCCGGAGGACTGACCATGAACCAGATCGCCACCGCCACCGCCTTCTACCAGCCGGGCGTCTCCGAGATCGTCTTCATCGACAAGGTCGCGGCCGCCGACCTCAACGCCACCGGCGCGGAGATCGCGGCCGGGCTGCGGCTGCTGAACGAGGTCTACGACGTCGACGGCTGGTCGCAGTCCACGTCGTGGATCGAGCGCCGGCGCGCCGGCTCCCGCACCCGCACCCAGCTCGCAGGCGCCAGCTCCTTCGCCGGCTCCTCGATCACCTTCACGATGGACAAGGCGGGCAACGACGCGGCCGCCGAGTTCGAGGAGAACCAGGTCGGCTTCGCCTACTTCGCCGACCGCGGCCTGGTCGAGGGCCTGCCCGCCGAGATCTTCCAGGTCGAGGTCGGCGCCGTGGTGCCCCTGCGGAACTACGACAACGACTACCCGCGTATCCGGGTGGACTTCGGCATCAACCGGCGCGAGAAGGTCGTCATCCCGGCGCTGCCGGCATGAGCCTGGCGGCCCTGATCGAGGCCAAGTCGCGGCGGACGGAGGCGCTCCCGATCCTGGTCGGGGACGCCTCCGCCGCCGCGGCGGAGGTCGCTCTGCACCGCGGTGCCCTGGAGGCCCAGCAGGCCACCGCCCGGCAGCTGCGGGAGCAGGGCGTCGAGCCGCCGGCCGGCGTCGACGAGCGCGTGGAGCAGCTGCGCGCCAACCTCTCCGACGCGCTGGCCCGCGCGGCCGCCACCGTCGTCCAGGTCCCGCTGCAGTCGCTGCCGCCGGACCAGTGGGACGCCGTGCTGGACCCGCTGGAGCCCGACGAGAGCGGCGAGATCGACCTGGACGAGGTCCGGGCCACGCTCGTCGCCGCCTCCGTCGTCGTCGACGACGAGGACGCGGCGCTGCGCGACCCGGCCTGGTGGGAGACCCAGTTCGGCCGCCCCGAGTGGACCAAGGGCGAGAAGCTCGCCGTCAACCACCTGCTGCTCCGGCTGAACCTGCACACCCCCTCGGGGAGCTCGGGAAAAGGCTGAGGCGCGATCAGCTGTACGCGGCCCGCATGGCCTACTGCGGGCCCCGCGGGATCGCGCTGTCTGACTTCCTCCGCTGGGACGACCGGTCCCAGGACGCCGCCCTGGAGTGGGCCGCCCGTGAGGCCCGCCGCTGCGGCGGCTGCGGTACCGACCCCGACGAGTGGGCCGACAACCCGCACGCCCACCACGCGCACCTGACCCGGGAGTGCCCCGGCTGCGTGGCGGTCAGCCGCATGCAGAAGCAGGCCGGCGAGCTCGCTCCCGGCGTGCGCATCGCCCTCCCCCAGATCCCCGCGGCCGCCTGCACCCAGTGCAACCCCCGGGCGGCCGCCCCCAGCTGACGAGGAGGCCCGCCGTGGGACTGTCCAAGGACGTCGTGATCCGCCTGCTCGGCGATGCCAGCAGTGCGGACAAGGCGATCAAGGCCGCCGCCGACGCCGCCGAGCAGTCCGTCTCGGCCTACCGGCGGGCCGAGCGGGAGATGGGCAAGCAGGCCGCGGCCGCGGAGAAGATGGCCCGCGAGCAGCGCGCGGCCATGGAGGTCGCCGGCAAGTCCGCGGTCATGTTCGGGGCGGTCGTCGCCGCCGGCCTGGCGGTGTCGGCGAAGGCCGCCATCGACTGGGAGTCGGCGTGGGCCGGGGTCCAGAAGACCGTCAGCGGCACCCCCGAGGAGATGGCCGCCCTCGAGAAGTCGCTGCGCGGGCTGGCCATGGAGCTGCCGGCCACCGCGGAGGAGATCGCCGGCGTCGCCGAGGCCGCCGGCCAGCTGGGCATCAAGCGGCAGGACATCCTCGAGTTCACCAAGGTCGCCGTCGCCATGGGCGTGGCCACCAACCTCTCCTCCGAGGACGCGGCCACCGGGATGGCCCGGCTGTCCAACATCATGGGCACGTCCAGCAGCGACGTGGACCGGATGGGCTCGGCGATCGTGGCGCTGGGCAACAACTCGGCGACCACCGAGGGCGAGATCCTCGCCATGGCGCTGCGGCTGGGCGCGGCCGGCCGGCAGGCGGGCCTGTCCGAGGGCGAGGTCATCGGCCTGTCCGCGGCGATGTCGTCGCTGGGCATCGAGGCCGAGGCCGGCGGCACCGCCATGTCCACGGTCATCAAGGACATCAACTCCGCGGTGCTCGACGGCTCCGACCAGCTCGAGCTCTACGCCCGGATCGCCGGCACCAGCGCCGACAAGTTCGCCACCGCCTGGCGCGAGGACGCCGCCGGCGCGATGGTCACCGTCGTCCAGGGCCTGGCCCGGGTGCAGGCCTCCGGGCAGAACGTGAACACGGTCATCTCCGACCTGGGCATGGACGGCATCCGCACCTCGGACACCCTGCTGCGGCTGGCCGGCAACGCCGACGGCCTCGCGACGTCCCTGACCATGGGGAACGACGCCTGGGCGACCAACAACGCCCTGATGAACGAGGCCAACCAGCGGTACCAGACCTCGGCCTCGAAGATCCAGATCGCGGAGAACAGCCTCAACGAGGCCGCGATCACCGTGGGCGAGGTGCTGCTGCCGGCGCTGGCCGCGGGCGTGGACCTGGTCGCCGACTTCGCCCGCGGCTGGTCTGAGCTCCCGGGCGGGCTGCAGTCCACCGTCGTGGTGCTCGGCCTGGCCGCCACCGGCATCACCCTGGTCGGCGGCGGCGCGGCCCTGGCCGCTCCGAAGATCCGGTTGTTCCGCGCCGAGATGGCGCTGCTGGCGGCCTCCAGCGGCACCGCGACCAGCGCGGTGGGCAAGTTCGGCACGTTCATGACCGGCCCGTGGGGCGTCGCGATCGGCGTGGCCACGCTCGCCCTCGGCGGGCTGGTCACCTGGCTGGGCAACTCCGCGGCGGCCAGCGCCTCGGCGATGGACTACCAGCACCAGCTGGCCGCCGCGCTCCGGGAGTCCAAGGGCGCGATCGACGACAACGTCCGGGCGCTGGCTGCGCAGAAGGCCGCCGACGAGAAGGTCGGCAGATCCAATCTGCTGGAGATCGCCGACAAGGCCGGTATCGCCCTCCCTCGCCTGACCGACGCGCTGCTCGGCAACCGCGGGGCCTACGAAGAGGTCACCAGCGCCCTGGACGCCTACGTCAAGGCCGAGACCCAGGTCCACGGGATGTCGGGCGACGTCATGATCAGCGAGCAGGGGAAGGCGGCCCAGGAGGCCGGCACGGCGCTGCAGGACCTCACCGGCGCCATGGGTGGGGCTGTCGTGGAGAACGAGCGGCTGGCCGCCGCGACCGCCGAGTCCGGGGACGCCGCTGAGGGCAGCACCCCGCAGATCGCTGGCGTGACCGACGAGATCACCGGCATGGCCGAGGCCGGGGAGGACGCGGTCGACGCCGCGAAGAACCTGGCCGACGCCATCGACGCGCTCAACGGGCCCACCCTCGACGTCCGGGGGGCCGCCCGGGACTACCAGGCGGCGATCGACGACCTGACCGCCTCGCTGGCCGAGAACGGCGCGACCCTGGACATCAACACCGAGGCCGGCCGGGACAACGCCGACGCCCTGGACGGGCTGGCCACCTCGGCGATGGACCAGGCGAACGCTATCTACGCGAGCACCGGCAGCTACGACGCCTTCCGGTCCAGCCTGGAAGACGCCCGGGCGTCGCTGTTCGACCAGGCCACCGCGTTCGGCATGACCGACGAGCAGGCCAGGGCCTACGTCGACACGGTCCTGCAGATCCCCGACGAGGCGACCACCGGCCTGGAGCTGGACGGCTACGACCCGACCCGCGCCCAGCTGATCGACGTCTACAACCGGGTCAAGGACATCCCCCTCGAGCACCGGATCAACGTGCCGGCCATGACCGAGGAGGCCACCCAGAAGCTCCGCGACCTCGGCATCAACGTCCAGTCGCTGCCCGACGGCACCGTCGACGTCTGGGCGAACACCTCCGGAGCCACCGCGGCGCTGAACGACTTCATCAACGCCGCGAACCGCCGCACGATCACCGTGCAAGCCGGGGTGCACGTCAGCGGCGCCGGACTGAGCGGCGGCACCATCCCGGCGCGCGCCGCCGGCGGGCCGGTCTGGCCGAACCAGACGTTCCTGGTGGGGGAGAAGGGCCCGGAGCTGGTCAGCTTCGGCCAGAACGGCTACGTCACCCCCGCCGACCAGACCGCCCGGATCCGGTCCTCGCTGCAGCAGCCGACCGCCAGCGGGCCAGCCCTCACCGCGCTTGCCGCCGCACCGAGCACCTCGTCGACGTCGTCCTCGACGTCCTACGCCCGGACCTACGCCCCGCAGATCACGGTCGTCAGTCCGCACGCCCTCACGGCCCGGCAGGTGCTCGACGCCGCCCGTGACGACGAGTTCCTGCACGGGTGAGAGGGGGAGCGGATGGCTGAGCGACTGGTCTGGACCCCGGCGGACGGGTCCCCCGACATCGACCTCACCGACGAGGAAGCCGGCTACTCCTGGGAGGCCGAGGGCACCCGCGGCCTGCGGTCGGTCACCTACGCCTTCGCCTCCCAGTCCTACGCCGGCATCGACGGCGAGGACGTGCAGGCGGTGCGCGCCGAGGCCAATCGGCCCTCGGTCGGGATGCTCCTGCAGGCCAGCAGCGAGGCGGAGCTGCGCACCCGCGCGCGCCGGCTGGTGCACGCCATGCGGCCGAAGGCCGGCCCCGGCACGCTCACCGTCACCACCGAGGACGGCGAGTCCCGCCGGCTGACCTGCTACGTCGAGGGCGGCCTGGAGGGCGACGAGTCCGACACCACGACCATGCCCGGTCGCTGGTGGAAGTTCGTCCTCAAGCTCTACGCGCCGAAGCCCTGGTGGGTGGGGGACGAGCGGGTCGTCAACTTCGGGCTGGCAGCGCCGTCGGTGTTCCTCTCCGCGACGCTGCCGTTCCCCCGCACCCTGTCGTCCTCGACGATCCAGGGGCAGCAGACCATCGACCTGTCCGATGCCGATGCCCCGTCCTACCCGGTGTGGACGATCACCGGACCCGGGGCCGGCCTCGTCCTCAGCAGGACGACGACCGACCCGAAGACCAGGAAGAAGACCACCCGGGTCATCCAGGTCAACACCACCATCGGCGACGGCCAGACCCTGGTCATCGACACCCGACGGGGTCACCAGGCGGTGTACCGCGGGGACCTGCCGGTGACCGACCCCGGCTGGAACCGCATGGGCAGCGTCGTCTCCGACCCAGCGCTGTGGCCCCTCATCGAAGGGGTCAACGAAGTGAGCGCCGTCCTGGGTGCAGCGGGGGCCAAGGCCCGGATCTCTGGCCGCTTCGAGCCGATGTTCGCGGGGGTGTGATCGATGCCCGACTGGGACCTCTTCACCCGCGAGGCCGGCCCCCGCTACTCGCTGGGGCCGGCCGTGCCGATCGTCAGCGTCAAGGCCATCCGGCGTCACCTGGGTGTGTCCACGGCCATCGCGGTCACCCCGTACAGCGCGGCCGCCTCAGCCTGGCTGGGAAAGGGCCGGGGCATTTCCGTCCACCGCGACGGCCGCGAGGAGTTCGCCGGGCAGATCGTGCAGCGGCGCATCACCTGGGACGCCGAGAACGCCCGCTTCCTGATCACCGTGCAGTGCGCCGGTGACGAGCAGGTGCTCGCCGACCGCCTGGTCTTCCCCGACCCACTGCGCGCCCCCGACGACCAGACGGTCAACGACTACTGGCAGCGCACCGCGCCGGCGTCCACGGCGATGCTGCAGCTGATCTCCGACCAAGCCGGCCCCACCTGCCACGCCGACCGCCAGGTCACCGGTCTGATCATCGGCGAGGACCCCGGCGTCGGGACGCCCAGGAAGTACCGGGCGCTGTTCACCGACGTCATGACGACCCTCGGCACGATCTCCGTCGCCTCGAAGACCGGCCTCGGCGTGCGGGTCGCTCCCACCGGTGCCGGGCTGCGCGCCTCGCTGTACGTCCCGCGCGACCTGCGGGACACGGTGCGCTTCTCCACCGAGCTGGGCAACCTGCTCGGCTTCGACTACACGGAGACCGGTCCCACGGTCACCGACGCCCTGGCCGCCGGGCAGGGCGACCTGCACCTCCGGCTGCGCCGCCTGGTTTCCAGCACCTCTACCGACGTCGCCGCCTGGGGCCGGCGAATCTGGACCTACCTCGACCGGCGGGACACCTCCGACGCCGCCGACCTGATCCAGGACGCCACCGATCAGGTCGCCGATGGCACGCCCACCGTCTCCCTCGCCGTCACCCTCACCGACTCCCAGGCCGTGCGCTACGGCCGCGACTGGGGGCTCGGCGACATGGTGACCGTGTACGTCGGCGGGCCCGATCAGACCTCGGTGGCCACCGTCGCCGACGTCGTCCGCGAGGTCTACCTCGAGGTCACCGAGACCGGCGCCGAGAGCATCCGCCCGGCGATCGGCACCGACGACGCCACGGCCGTCATCCCCTCACCCACCCAGCAGGCACTGGCCGCCGTCGGCCGCCGACTGTCCAGCCTCGAGACGAGGAAGTAGCCATGCCCAACCTCTCCACCCCCTTCGACGACAAGCCCTGGCCGCAGGAGCGTTACTACCGCGACGCCCCGCTGTGGTCCGCCTCCGGGGTGGTCTCCACCGTCGCGGCGACCAGCACCACCACTGGCCCGCTCGCCCTGTCCTTCGCCGTCACCGGTGGCGTCATCACCGTGGCGATGGCCATCGGCCGGGCCCGGGTCGCCGGGTCGCTGTTCGAGCGCACCGTGGACCCCTGGACCACCGGCATGGCCGGCGCGCAGCCGCACGAGGGGTCCGCGCCCTACGCGCTGAACACGGCCTCGCAGCCGCGGATCGACCGGCTGGTGCTGCGACGCGACCTGCCGGCAGGGGCGACCTACCCGTTCATCCTGCAGGGCACCCCGGCCGCGAACCCCGTGGCGGCCGAGCTGGGCCAGTCCCCCGTCGGCATCTGGGACGAGCCGCTGTTCTCCTGGACGCTGGCCGGGAACTCCTCCACCGCCGTCAGCAACATCGTCGACGAGCGGCGCTGGCTCGACGTCGCCTCGGGACGGGAGCTCCCGCTCCCCCGCAAGGACGGCGCGGCCGCGTTCCCCGGCGTCACCGCCGGCTGGACCCTCGGGTTCAGCTTCGTGCGGAAGATGGGCGGGGGTCTGGGCACCCTCTACCTCGGGTTCTCGCGGGCCGCCGGTGCGGCCACCGTCGCGGTCCCCACCAACGGGGACATCGGCAACATCATCGTGGCCAACGTCCCGGCCGAGTTCCGGCCCGCCGAGACCACGGTGCTCGCCACCGGGGCGGCCGGGCGTCTCTGCGGAGGCGTTCTCGGCGCCGACGGCAACGTCACCCTGACCGCGGTCTCGGCCGACGGAGGCGGCATCGCGGCAGGGGAGTCGTTCAGCCTGGGCGTCGCCGTCTACGCCCTCGCCACCCCGTGACCCAGGCAGCCCCGCCCCTCCCACAGGGGCTGCCGCTGCTCCTGGAGCGCGATCGCACTCCGCCGCCTCCGGAGGCTCCGCCGCGGCCGAAGGTGGTCATCTACGGGGACAGCTACGCGGCCAGTGCCCTGTCGCGCAGCGGCTACGGGTGGCCGCAGCTGATCGCCGCCCGCCTGGCCATCGAGACCGTGAACATGGGCGTCTCCGGCTCCGGCTACGTGCGCTGCCTCAACGGGTCGACCTTCCCCTACGCCGCGACCACGAACCCGGTGAGCGACGCCGCTGTCGCCATCGTCGTGGGTTCCCAGAACGACCGCACCCAGGATCCAGCTGCTGTCGCGCTGGCCGCCGCGGTGACCTACGAAGCGGTGCGCCGCGGCTGCCCGGGCGCGCGGCTGCTCGTCGTGGGCGGGCACTGGCCGTGGGGAACCGAGGCATCGGCGAACGCGCTCGCGGTCCGCGACGCCATGGGTGCGGTCTGCCGGGTCCAGGACATCCCGTTCCTGGACCCGATCGACGGCCAGTGGCTGACCGGCCGGCCCGGGCTGATCGACGACGACGGCGCCCACCCCAACATCACCGGGCATGCCGTCATCGCCGGGTACATCGCACCGCAGGTCGCGGCGCTCATGGCTGAAGCTCCCTAGGAGCAGTCCGTCCAGCACCGCTCCGAGCAGAAGGACGACGTCGCGTCGTCCCGCAGCACGCCGTCGCATCCCCGGCACCGGCCGCGGCTGAGCTTCGCCTTCGTACGCCACCGCATCAGCAAGGTCCTCACGGTCCCGGAAACTAGCGGGCCCGCACCCGGACCGGGCTCCGCCACGCGGCGCAGAGCATTCCGGCCGGTGCACGGATATCCGAGCGCGTGCGCCGTGCTGCTCGCCCCATCCATCCACCCGACCAGCCACTGCTGGCCGGGTCCCAGCCATGCCCTGAGGAGCCTCATGCCCACCGCAGAAGACGTCCTGACCATCGCCCGCACCGAGCTCGGTACGGCCGAGTCCCCGGCCGGCTCGAACAAGGTCAAGTACAACACCTGGTACTACGGCAAGGCCGTGTCCGGGGACGACTACCCCTGGTGCGCGGTCTTCGTGTCCTGGGTCGCGCAGACCGCCGGCGCGCTGGACGCCGGCATCATCCCCAAGCACGCGTACACCCCGTCCGGCGCGAAGTGGTTCCAGGACCGCGGCGCCTGGGGGAGCGCGCCCCGGGTCGGGGCGATCGCCTTCTACGAGTTCTCCGGCATGGGCCGCATCAGCCACGTCGGCATCGTCGAGACCGTCAACGCCGACGGCAGCTGGGTGGCGATCGAGGGCAACACCGACGGCAACGGGTCCCGCACCGGCGGCATCGTCATGCGCCAGCGCCGCAGCAGCGTCGGCCAGCGCGGGGGCTTCGGCTACCCGGCCTACGCCGGCGCGGCCGCACCGACGCCGACCGCACCGGTAGCCACCACCACCGCGGCGCTCACCGTCGACGGCGACCTGGGCCCGGCCACCATCAAGGCGCTGCAGCGGGCGCTGGGCACCACGGTGGACGGCGTCATCTCCCGACCGCGGTCGGAGATGGTGCAGGTGCTGCAGCGCAAGCTCAACACGGCTCTGGACGGCGAGGACCTGGTGGTCGACGGTGACCTCGGCACGAAGACGGTCCGCGCCCTGCAGCGCTACCTCGGCACCACGGTCGACGGGGTCATCTCCCGGCCGCGGTCGTCCATGGTCGAGGCGCTGCAGCGCCGGCTCAACGAGGGGCGGTTCTGACGTGGACGACGTGCGCACCTACCCGCTGGCGGTCGGCCCCCTGCGGCGCTTCCCCGCGCCGACGGGGGCCGACCTGGTCGGCCCCCGGCTCCAGGACGTCATCCCGGGCGCGGACGGTCCCGTGGGCGCCCTGGACGGCCTGGCCCAGCCGGTCGAGCTTCCTCGCTGGATCAGCCGGCTGCTCGGCGTCGAGAGCTGGGTGACCGCCCGGACCGGGCGCCTGGTCGCCGGCTACGCCCTGCTCTTCGCCGGGCTGGAGCTGCTGTGCTGGTCGACCCGGTGACCATCCCCGCCCAGCGGGGCTACGCCACCTCGAGCGACCTGGGAGGTGACGTGTCCCCCACCGTGCTGACGCTGATCTCCGAGGGCCTCCGCGAGGTCAAGGACGCCGTCCACCTGCTCGGCCGGGACATGAACGAGCAGCTGTCCAAGATGCCCGAGGCCTACGTGCCCCGCCGCGAGGTCGAGCGCCGCTTCGACGACGTGACCATCGACCTCGGCGCGCTCGCCGGCCGCTGCGACCGCATGGAGAAGGGCGTCGAGGACGCCGAGCGGCGCCGCGAGGCGACCGCCACCGCGGCCGCGGCCGAGGCGAAGACCGCCCGCCGCTGGCTGATCACCACCTCCCTCACCGCCGGCAGCGCCCTGGTCGGCGTCGTCGGCGGCATCACCATCCACTTCACCTGAGGAGGCCTCGTGTCCCTGACGGACAGCACCACCCCGACCGCCGGCCGGCAGCCCGTCCTCGGCGCCGGCCAGGCCGCGGCCGCGGCCACGGTGCTGGCCGGCCTTCTGGTGTCCTGGCTGTCCCGTCACGGGCTGCTGGTGCCCGGCGGGGTCGCCGAGCCCATCGCTGACCTGATCGAGGTCGGCATCGTCGCGCTGCTCGGCGCCGGCAGCAGCCTCTGGGCAGCGCTGTGGGCTAGGCGACGGGTCACCCCGTCCAAGGACCCCAGGGACGACGCCGGCCGGTCCCTGCGCCCGGACGCCGGCCGACCGCTGCTCACCGACGACCAGCTGCGCGAGCTCGCCCGGGCGCTCGCCGGGCTCACCGGCACCGCGGCCCCCGTCCCGGCCAGCACCGGCCCGGGGACCGAGCCGGTCCCCGTCGTCGACGTCGCAGCCCTGCGACGCGAGTACCGCCTCGACTGAGGGACCGAAAAGCGCACGAGCCCCCGCTCGCCACCTCGTGGCGGGCGGGGGCTCTTCGTCGTTCCGACGGGGGAGGGGAGCGGTGCTCGAGTCCAGCACCGGCCGCCGGCTGCCGACGTTAGGGTCGTGACGATGTCCGAACAGCTGTCCCGCGCGATCGCGGCACAGGTCCGCCAGCTGATGCAGGAGCGCGGAGTCAGCGCCTACGCGCTGTCGAAGACGACCGGCATCCCGCAGTCCTCGCTGAGCCGCAAGCTCAACGGCCCGGCCGCCTTCGACTTCGACGACGTCCAGCAGATCGCCGTCGCGCTGGGCAGCGACGTCACCAGCATCGTCGCGGCCGCCGAGCGGGGCGGCACTCCCCCTACCGGGTGAAGATACTTCCGTTTTTGGGTACAGCTTCTTAGCTCTACTCCCGATAATGGATGCATGAGCATCAGCACCCTCACCCGGCCGACCGCGCCGCGGATCACCGCGGCGATGCTGCAGGCCGCACTCGTCACCCGCAGCGCCGTCATCGTCCAGGAGGACTCCGGCGCGACCTACGCCGCCGAGCACCTGTCGCCGACCCAGCTCGAGGACCCCTCGGTCGTCGTCCTGCTCGACCACGACCAGGCCGCGGGGTTCCTCCGTGACGCCATGGGGAAGCAGGGAGTGGCGGCGCGCCTGGCCACCGAGTACCTGCGCACGCTCTTCGTCCGCGGCTTCCTCGCACCTGCTGAGGTGGCAGCGTGACCGCCCTCCTGCAGCCCGAGCTCCCGGCGCTCGACCAGCTCGCCGCCCGTCGGCTCACCGACAAGATCCGCGGCACCCTGGCCGTCGCCTACGAGCTGCTCGGCGACGCCTGGGCCGGCCGGGCCTGGATCCCCCTCGGCTACGCCAGCTGGGACGAGTACTGCGCCGCCGAGTTCGCCGACGCCCGCCAGATCCGCCTGCCCGTCGCCCAGCGCCGAGAGCTGGTGGCCAGCTACCGCGGCCGCGGCATGAGCGAGCGGGCGATCTCCACCGGTCTCGGCGTCTCCGCCGGCACCGTGCACTCCGACGTCGTCGCCCTCGACATGCAGCCCGCCGAGGTCGTCAGCCTCGACGGCCGCCGGCGCCCCTCGCGCAGCCGTCTTGCGTCACGTGACGCAAGCGCGCCGGCTGTCCCGGCACCCACGCTGACGGTCGCCGACCGGACGGTGCAGATCGTCGCCGGCACGGGCACCCGTGGGGTAACGGTGAAGGAGCTGTGCCGCAAGGCCAAGGTGCACCACGGCCAGGCCTCCGGCGTGCTGTCCCGCCTGCACCGGCAGCGGCGCATCGTCCGGACGACGGAGTACCGCGACGGCTGCGCCGTCTACGTCGTCGACCCGGCGTGACGACCCAGAACTGTCACACCCCCGGCCTACCGTGGCCACGCCCGGCGTCTGGCGGCGACGGCAGCACCAACGCGAGCGCCCCACCCCCCTGACCGGCGGGGGTGGGGCGCTCTTCGTCGTCAGGCGTCGCGTTCCACCGCGGTGTGACACGACGCGTCGCGCGTATCTCCGCGACGACTGCTGCGGAACAGCTCCCACGTCGCCGAGACGATGCCGGAGCCCGGGAAGAGGTCGCAGAGTTCGTCATCAGCCGTCGCGCCGACGAGGTCGAAGATCCAGCGACAGAACGCCGCCGGCTTCGCTCCCGTCACCCGCGACGGCAGCGTGCTCATCGGGGAGACGCCGTGCTGCAGGGCATCGACCCGTCGCGCACCTGGTGAACGCGACGGCAGGGGCACGTAGATGACCGGCTCCCAGGCGTTCACCGGGTAGCGAGCCGTCGCGTGCGGCCGGGCGCCACGCATCCAGGACGCGACGCGTACCGGGAGGTCCTGCGCGACGGCTTGGGCGAGCACCGCAGGAAGCGCTGCCGCCGACGTCGACAACGCCCAGCCGTCGTACGTGGCCACACGCGACAGCAGTTCTCCGTGGTCGACCTCGCCGGCGAAGTCCGGGTGGTCCCCGTAGTAGCGCCGGGACTTCCCCGGGTAGGGCGGATCGGCGTACGCGAACCGGCGCGGTCCCGGACCACACGACACGTCGCGCTGAGCAGCTCGGGAGCCGTCGCCCCCGGCCGGGGGCGACGCGTATCGAGCGACCCGGTGCCGGGCCTGCCGGCACCTCTTCGAGCACGTCACCGCATCGCGCCTCGCTCGGGACGGGATCTCCCCCCGACACCAGGCGCACACACGCCGGGACGGCTGACCGGCTGCAACGGCGGGGGCGAGAGGCCCCTGCGAGTTCGTCACGCGACCACGCGCAGCCGGCGGACGACGTCGGCCGGTCCAGGGTTGAGCAGGCGGGGGAGTCCGAGGATGGCGGCGCGGCGCTCGCTGTCGTCGACCTGGGTGTAGCCGGCCGTGGTCGCCAGCGACTCGTGCCGCAGCAGCTCCTGGGCGACCCGGGTGTTCCCGCCGGCGGCCCGGAGGACCTCGGTGCCGTACCAGTGCCGCAGCTGGTGCCCTACCCCGTTGACCTGGGCGCGGTCCATCAGCTCCGACAGCACCCGGACGACGTTCTTCGGCGTGATCGGCTTGCCCGGCAGGGTGTACGAGGGGAACCACCAGTCGTAGCGCGGGAAGTCCACGGCGACCGCCGCGACGTCGGGGTGCAGCGGCAGCCAGGCCTCCTTCGCGCCCTTGCCGACGACGTGCAGCCACTGTCCGTCGATGTCCTCGCCCCGGAACTTGGCGATCTCGTGGGCGCGCAGCCCCTGGTAGGCGCCGAGCATCACCATCGCCTTCGTCCGCCGACGGTTGGCCGCAGCCAGCACGCGGAGCAGCTGCTCGGTGGTGATCGGTCGCGGCTGGCGTTTGACCGCCCGCGGCTTGGGCAGCCGCTCGATCGGGTTGTCGGTCCGGTAGTCCATCGTGCGCAGCCAGCCGAACCACGCGCCCAGGTCGGCGAAGTAGGTCGACCTGGTGCCCGGCGACGTCGGCCGGGCCATGAACGCGGCCACGTCGCGCCAGCCGGCGCAGCTGGCGTCGACCTCCAGCGTGCGGGCCATGAAGCTGACCAGCCAGCATCGCGAGGCGATCGTGCGCTCGCTCATGCCTCCCGAGCGCATCCACAGCGCCCACTCCTGCAGCAGTTCAGGGGTCATGCCGGCGGCGTCGCCGGCAGGCTGAGCAGGATCGTCGTTGATCATCGACCCGGTGTAGGGGACCAAGATCGTCGGAGCGTTTCCGGTCACCTGGTCGTGTCGCGACGGGCTCGCCGTCACGTCCGTACGGGTGACACGGGGCCCGGCCGGGCACGCCGCGTAGTCGAGCGGCAGGCCAGCCGGCGCAGCACGCTGATCGCGTCCGGGCCCTCGGCGACCAGGTCCCCGTCGATCCGCCCGGCCAGCCACACGACACCGCCGTCCCGGCGCTGCTCGAGCACGCCGACCAGATCACTGCCCCGCCACACCGCCCAGGGCTGCGCGGCGTCGTCCGGGTCCGGGACGGCAGCGAACTCACCGTCGCGGACCGCCATCGTCGCCGCAGTCATCGCGCGGCCGCGGCCAGCTTGCGCAGCACCGCGGCCGCGGAAGCTCCCTTGACCGTCGCGTCGACGCTCAGGTGCCCCAGCGCGCCAGAGACGTACCGCTTGCCCCTAGGCCCACGGTCGGTGCGCATCCACCCGACCGCGCGCCCGTCGGCGTAGACGGTCCAGTTGACGTACCACTCGTCACCGAAGACGTGGGTGCGCGACACCTCCTGAGCCAGCAGCTGGCCGGCCTGCAGCGGCACCGTGTCCAGCTGGCCGATCTGCCGGTCTCCACCTACCGAGCCGTCATCAGAGTCGAGGTGCCCGCGCAGCTCGCGCACGACGCCGCATCGGACGCAGGTGAGCACGAGGCGGAAGGCCTTGGGCTGCAGCCGATCCTCCTGGTCGTACTGGTCACCCTCGCTGCTCTGCAGCGCGTCGAAGAGGTGTCGGGCGTCGGCCCACTTCCCCTCGGGGTTGCACGGGCTGGGCGCTATCCCGCCGCCTGGCAGGTGCACGCCGTCGTAGTAGCCGACCGGCATCACGGCCGTCTCTTCGCCCCATCGGCCGAAGGACGCGGGCACTCGAATGTCGACCAGCTGCTGCGTCCGGTCTACACCGTCTCGGTCGACGAACGGCAGCACCATGCCGGGCTGGCCGGCCATCAGGCAACCGCCGTCCGGCATGAGGTCGGCCGGGGCCGGCGGGGGAGCAGTTCGCGGACGGAGGCGAGCTGATCACGTTCGGTGATCGACTCCAGCGAACCTGCACCCTTGTAATCCGCGGGTTGTGGGTTCGATCCCCACGGGGCCCACGCACATGCGGGCCGTGCCGGACGCCGGCGTGGCCTGGCACCATGCCGCGG